GCCCGTATGGCGGAATTGGCATACGCAACGGCCTTAGAACCCGTACAATTGAAAGTTCGAATCTTTCTATGGGCACAAACCTTTAAAAAAACAAAACTATGGTTTATAAGAAATTGTATTCAGCAGAAGAAGTAGATTTAAATGACTACATTAAAGAGTATATGAATGTAAATGAAAACGTTGATATACTAATCGGATGTGATTCCCAAAACAATGGAGCAAATACTATATATGCTATTGTAGTTGCATTATATCGTGAAGGTAAAGGTGCACACGTTCTTTATAGAAGGTGGAAAGCTGAAAAAGAAAGGGTTCGCTCTATTCGTTTATTACAAGAAGTGTGGTATGCTATCGAAACGGCTGAAGCATTAGGAGAAGCTGGTATTAAAAAACCAAAGTGGATTGATATCGATTTAAACCCTGACCCTAGATATAAATCAAATGAAGTATTCAGACAAGCAGTTGGTATGGTTGAAGGTATGGGATATAAAGCAAGGTATAAAACATTAGGTCCAATAGCAACATACGCAGCTGACCATTTAGTAAAGGGGTAAAAATAAATGAAAAATATTTTACAAAAGGCTTGTATTTCTTATTTATTTTACTTACCTTTACTATGTAATAAGAGTTCAACTTAAACCCCTAAAATATGAACGATTTCGATTTCTTCACCGTCAACGCTTCCTCTAACCGAATCACTTCTCTGATGAAGTTACCTAATGTAAAACGTAGTAACATTGAACATCGGGTGTATTATGGTGATGGTAAGTTCCCAAAACACTTCTATAAGGTGACCCTTGGTTTCTACGATGTGATGGAGTTCGGACACTTCGGAGCGAGAGAAAGAGCTAATGAACATATAGAGGCTCTATTGGCTACAAAGCCTGATAATGTTATAATGAGTTTGAAATTTTATCCTAGAGACTAATAAAGATATGGAACTATTAGATGTGAGTGGTATGAGTGTGAATGAGTATTGTAACTACGTTGAGGGTAGAGCTATCCACTTGGGAGTTAGTTCGATGGAGTTGAACATTGATTGGTGTGAGATGGGTTTGATTGATTGGGAGATGTATGAGAGAGCTAAGGCCGAATTGTTACAACGTAGAGAATACGAATATAATTAAAATGGTGTTTGAAGCTTTAAGGTGAAGCGCTAGTTTGTGGAGCTAGATAAGACGGTTCGATACCGTCCTTACACCCCAAAAAAGGAGAGTTGCCTGAGCGGTTAAAGGAGCAGTTTGCTAAACTGTCATCGAGCAATCGGTGCATTGGTTCGAATCCAATACTCTCCGCCAAAAGTAAATTTGGATATATCGAAAAAGTTTCGTATATTTGTAAGGTTCTTTGAAATATAGATATTTAGTTAAACGCTCCGTTCGTCTAATTGGTTAGGACATCCCCCTTTCACGGGGAAGCTTACGGGTTCGAGTCCCGTACGGAGTACATAATAAGCCTGGTTAGCTCAGCTGGTAGAGCAACTGATTTGTAATCAGTAGGTCGGAGGTTCGAATCCATCACTAGGCTCAGAAAACTAACTCAACGAGGACTTTGTCAACCAAAGCAGTGACTAGGATGGTGCAATTTAAGTGAGTTAGTATTTTTACGGATTGTTGGTGAAGTTGGTTATCATGCCACCCTGTCACGGTGGAGTTCACGGGTTCGAGTCCCGTACAGTCCGCAAGTTGTTTCATACACTTAACACACTTAGTAACAAAGTAAGGCACATAGAGTTACATAGAAGCATTGGAGTAATTACCCAGAAGCTACATTCGGACTACAAATGTTGATTAAATTCAGACGTTGTAGAGAAAGAGATGTTAAGAGTAAACTTGCAAGTTGAAACAACGATTTGCGAAAGTAGCTCATTCGGTAGAGCACAACCTTGCCAAGGTTGGGGTGGCCAGTTCGAGCCTGGTCTTTCGCTCATAATTGTTCTTTGGTGTAACGGTAGCACAACTGTTTTTGGTGCAGTTTGTCTAGGTTCGAATCCTAGAGGAACAACATAAATTAGTTAAATTGTAAGGTGTTGGAATTGGTCATCTCAGTTATGACTTGGCAGACAAGCCCTCCTGTCTCGGGGGTGGTGAGAACGAAATAGGTAAGTAATATGGGGTAGACCACCAGCCGGCCGGCAAAGTGTTACTTACTGAATCGCATCGTGGTGGTTCGAATCCATCTCTTACAGCAATTAAGTGGGCTTTTGTGGGAAGCCGAAAGAAAGATAGATGTTTTTCATCCACTACTGCGGGAGTAGCTCATTTGGTAGAGCGATAGCCTTCCAAGCTATAGGTGGCCGGTTCGAGCCCGGTCTCCCGCTCATATAATTTAAATTAAATTTGGATATATGGTATAAATTTTGTATCTTTAAGAATCCAAATTAATGCATGGTTCGGTAGCTCAGTTGGATAGAGCAACAGCCTTCTAAGCTGTGGGTCAAAGGTTCGAATCCTTTCCGGATCACTAAAGTTAAGTTATGTTAAAAAGAGCAACTATAATAGTTATTCTTATGCTAGTTTTTTATCCTTATCAATGTAGTATAAATAAAATTACTAAAGACATGGATGAAAAAACGCATGAGATTGTAAATATCGATGAGGTAATTCCTGATATTGTAACTGTAACAACATATTCAATAACAGAAGGTGAAACCGATTCAACTCCATTACTTACCGCAAGTGGATTTAAAATCAATCCTATTAATCCAAAGAGACATCGTATCATTGCTGTTAGTAGAGATTTGAAACGAAAGTATAGATTTGGACAGAAGGTTAGAATAACAAACGCAGGAAAGTATAATGGTGAGTATGTAGTAAGAGATTTGATGCATCATCGTTGGAAAAATAAAATTGATATTCTTATTAATCCATCGGATAGGCATACAAAACTTAGAAGAGTAAAAATGTATAGAGTGGAGAGAAAAAATAAATTAGGATAATTCAGAATTTATTTGTATATTTGTATTCGTTCATTGAAATAGTATAGAAAAAGATGCCGGAGTGATGGAATGGTAGACATGACAGACTTAAAATCTGTTGAGCAGAAACGCTCGTGTGGGTTCGACTCCCACCTCTGGTACGTGTTGAAATTATGGGGGATTAGCTCAGCTGGCTAGAGCACCTGCCTTGCACGCAGGGGGTCGTGGGTTCGAATCCCTCATCCTCCACATTGTAATGATTCGGAAACGAATGACGGAACAGACGCTAAGAATGAAATGGAAACTTTTGAAACTCGTATAAAGGAGTGGATGAGATACAAACCGTACAGACATTACAACCTTATTTAATTAACTATAAAAAATATGGCGTTTGGACAATTGAATGATATTATACATCACCTAAACCATAATGTGAAAACAAAATTAGGTGTATCTAAAATACATGGTATTGGTGTGTTTGCTATAAGAGATATAAAAGCGGGAGAAGATTTATTTCCTGTTTGGGAATTCGATAGTGGTATATATGTTATACCAAATGATAGAATGAAAGAATTGCCCGATGCGGTGTTTGAATTACTTGACATGTATTTTATAAATGAAGATAACGGATATAAAATAATCAGATTATTCAACGGACTAAATTTAGTATCACACATGATTTCTTATTGCAATTCATCCTATCAAACCGAATATACCGAAAACATATCAAACAATGGAATTGCTCTAACTGATATAAAAGCAGGTGAAGAAATATTAGAATTATATGTTGAAAACATTAAATAATGAACGGGAAAGAAATTCTTGCTTTTAAAGAAAGTGATGAAGCAATTGGTATCTTAATAAAAGATGATACCGTTAAGCTTGTAATGCACAAAGCTGAAAACGGATTGATGTGTGAAATGGCATCATTAGCTTGTAAAAACGGAGGAGATATATTAGAGATAGGATTTGGATTGGGATTATCTGCAACCGAAGTTCAAAAAAATAAAAATGTTACAAGTCATACTATAATTGAAGTTCATCCTGATATTTTTGATAGAGCAATAAAAAAGTGGAAACCTTCTAAAAAAACTAATATTATTCAATCTGATTGGTGGGATTTATTACCATTGAAAGATAAAAAATTTGATGGTATAATACATGATACTCATAATGATGATAAAATACATTTATTTTTGGATAAAGTAACACCTAATTGTAAAATTGGAACTATTGTAGTGTTTTTTGAATACCCCAGAGAAGATGAAAGAATCGGAATTTGGGAATATATAGACTTAAATAATGAATGGGATAGTTTACCATATAAAGAATATAGGTCATTCTTTAATAATAGATTTGAACTTAAATATTCAATTTGGGATGGTAATAAATGGAGTGCTGAAAATATAAATTTGGATAATTCAAAATAAATTCGTATATTTGAATAATTAAATTTTACCACTAATAAAAATAATCACTATGGGTGAACAACATGTACCACTTCAAATTAATGAAGATGGTTTAGTAACAAAGGTAGGAAACGATATGGGTGGTTCATACGAATACACCACACAAAAAGATGGACATACTTATGATAATTGTGTAGTATGTGGAAAACAATCACCATATACATCTGGTACACATATTGATTATAGAGTTGGATACGTTGAGGGTGGTGGGCAAGGTTGTTATGAACCTGAAGTTTGTATCACATCCAATGGAAATGAAAGAGAACTTATAACAATACCAAAATACCTTATTGAAAAATATCCTAATAACTTAGAATTGGGGGCAGCAATAAGGTCTTATTATTGGGAGCATTATAAGTAAAAAATATACGCCGGTGTGGCGGAATGAATAATTTCGAATTCGAATAGAAGTTATTAGACGTCCCGTATTCTAGATAGGTGGTGACTCCGAAATGGACACCGTGAAGGTAAACAACCCTTCCACCGGCACCTTTATTTGGACTTGTAGCTCAGTTGGTTAGAGCGCCTGACTCATAATCAGTAGGTCCCTGGTTCGAGCCCAGGCTGGTCCACTTTTAAAAACAAAAAAATAAATTTTATGGGATTTTTTTTAACTTACTATTTAATTACATTGGCATATTGTTTATTTATGTCATTTAGAAAATGGAATAGGGATGTTCGTTCTGGTGGTTTGGGAATTACGCCTGGATTGGATACAATGGCTATGTTAATTATGTGTTGGGCATTAGCGCCTGTAGATGTATTCTTAACATGGGTTAGAGTTTATAGAGAAGCAGAAGAAGCTCGAAGGAGACAAACTGATAATGAAAAAAGAGTATTCTAATATATATTAGAGTACAAACGGAGGCTTGCCAGAGTGGTTGAATGGAACGGTCTTGAAAACCGTCATACTGGAAACGGTATCTGGGGTTCGAATCCCTGAGCCTCCGCACTTATCCCATAATTAAAATGAAATACACACAAGATTATAGATACCAAAACATTTCCGGAGCAGGTAGAAATTGTGATGATAGATGGGATATTATTTCCAGATTTGTAAAATGGGATTCCAATACACTATCAATTGATGTTGGTTCTGCCGAAGGAGTTTTTTCAAAACGTATTGTAGAAAATACTGGTGGTAAAGTAGTATCTATAGAAGGTAGTGATTATGTCTATAATGAGCAATTAAATTACTGCTCAAAAGAAATCGAATCCCATAATATCGAATTACATAAGATAGCTCTAAATAGAGATAATATCCATCAATTTTTAGATAAACATTATGATTATACACTATTGATGAGTATATTACATTGGTGCGATGAACCTGATATTATATTACGAAGTTTATCAGATGTATCCGAATATATGTTTGTTGAATTGCCTGATTTGAATGATACCAAATCATATGGGCAAGATTACTTACAAAGAATCAAAAGAGATTTTGGTAACATTGAAAACTACTTACAAGAAACAACAAACAAACCAATCATTGGAGCTTATAAAGTAGAAGGAAACAATTCAGAATATAGAGTTGTTTATGTGTTAAAAAATATACCAAATGTTGAGTTGGTAGATATTAATGATGTGTATCATATGATACATGGTGATGAGGAGAAAATAGAATATTCATATTTAAATGGAAGTTTTAAAGCCGTTCCTATAAGTAAATCGCCGGTTGTTAGTTACATCAATGGAGATTTAGAAACATATCGGAATCAACCGAAGTTATTTTATAGAAGAGAAGAGAATATCAAATACCTATTAAACGAATTCGAATCCGGTGATAGGGATTGGTTAATGAAAGCAGTTTGGTATAAAGGTAGATATGTAATGTGTGATGGAATGCATCGTTCTTCTGTTTTATATACCAACGGATACAGAAAGATATTTGTTGAGATAGTTTCGGGAGCATCCGAAAAAACTGCAACATTTGAAAGATTCTTAACCGATGATAATTTTGTAGAAATAGAAAATACATCAGTATCAACTGAAATAAATGATGGGCACTATTTGGAGTTGATGGATAGATTGCATGTTGTAATGTGTAATCTAAATGACCATTGTGTTGAACATCCATTAGCACAATCTGATAACGAAATAAAATCTAAAATAGAATATGCAATTCAACAACTTTGGGATGCATATCAGTTAACCGGAAATAAAACCCCATGAAATTAATCAATTTTAATAACGAATTATACCAATTAAAAAGAAGTTTTAGGGTAGATAGTTGGTTTGGTAAAGCCGTAGAAACATTTCCTGTAGAAGAAATACTATTAGAATATCATGCTGATAAACTACTAAGGGATAATAACGGATATTACTATTTGGTTAACATAATACCAGAGGCTGAGGTTATAGAAGATACATTATAAAAAAATATAATATCAAATTAAATTTGGTAATTTGGAATACTTTTCGTATATTTGGGTATAAAAGTTAAGATATGAAATATGACCCACAAACTCCACTAACTGATTCGGAAGTAGCTTCCCTAAGTGAAGATGCATTTTTTGAGTATATTGATTCCAAAGCTGCATATCTAAAACAATTCACCCGTCCATTGGGTTCATATCAGACTAAACATTTCGCTGCTTGGACTAAAGGAGATAATTTAACTACTGAGGAACTTAAGAAGGCTAAAGAAATTGGTAAAGAGGGTGATATAGCCTATAACGAATCCATACGAAATGCGGCAGATAAAATGGGTGGTGACCCTAAGTTAAAAGATCCTGGTATTAAAAACATCAAAACCAACCGAAATCAATGGTTTGATTAATTTAAAACCATTTCATATTTATACATCTATGGGAAAATTCTACGAAGATTTAGACAATCTAAATGAGTTGATTAAGAAATTAGATAAGAAAAATGAACTATCTGTGTTCATATTAAGGGTTATCAAATACGCATCTGAAAATCCATCCCTTCCACCGCACCAAATAATTAAAGACATCAAAAAAAAGATGTAATCTATTGATTTTCAATCAATTATTTTTTAAAAAAACTTGTCAAAATATTTGGAAATCTCGCATCTTTTTCAGATCTTTACTATGTAATAAAAAAGATAAAATATGATGAATGGTTTAACTATTGAGAGTTTGAAGCAAATTGAATCCGAATTTGGAAGTTTTGACATCAAACAAGTAATGGGAGGTTCAAACGATGTTTACCTTCGATTTGGATATTGGAGACGAGTTAATATCGGTAAACTTCAGGATTTGATTGGAGCTGGTATCAAAGTTGTTGAAGATGATATCGATGATGATGATTGTGGAACATTATGGAGTTATAAATTAAAATAAAATACCTTTAGATATGAAAACATTCAAAGATTTGGAGTTTGAAATTATGACAGACCTGTTTATGCCAGGTAAAAAGTCGAGAATTCAGTTTGATAATGGGTATGGTGCATCCGTAGTAAGTCACACATTTTCTTATGGTGGTAAGTCGGGATTATATGAATTAGCAGTTTTGAAAGATGATGAACTTCACTATGATAACCCGGTTGCCAATGGAGATGTAAGAGGATTTCTTACAGAAGATGCGGTAACGGAATTATTATTACAAATTCAAAAACTATAAGATATGGGAGTTGATATTTCAGGCAGAAATCCAAAGACAGAACAGGGTGATTATTTCGCATCGAATTGGTGGGGGTGGAGACCTATTAATGCACTTAGCCAAATTGCAGCTTATAGAAATAAACTTAAAATTAATTTTGACCATTGGGGTTCAAACGATGGTAAAGGATTGAGAACACAAAAGCAATGTGATAGATTGGCAGATGCATTGGAAGAACTTTTGGGTGATGATATTAATCTAAAGGAAAACGATGATAGAGTTTATCTTTGCTTAGGAGCATGGGTAGAATTTGGAACAGGTCAATTTATTGGTTCAGAACGTGAACAATCGCTTAATGAACAATATCCCTATGGGCAAATTTTATATTCATCAGTAGTAACTTCAACTGGTGAAGCAGTTGAATCAGCACATTCCACATCAGTAGGTAGAATAAAAGAATTTATTGTCTTTCTACGAAATTGTGGCGGATTCCAAATTTTTTAATATGTAAAAATAATTTATGATAAAACGCACACAAAAAGAATTGGGATTTATCCAATTTGTGAAGGCGGAATGTAAAAAGTATGGGGTTAAGTGTTCCCTTAGAAACACTAAATACGTTAAGATGGATGGTAACGTTAAGTGCAGTGGTTGGTTTGATGAAGAGGAGCCTGCATTAGTTGTAGCTATGAATCGACCTGATTGGATTGAGATATTAGCACATGAGTATTGTCACTTAACACAATGGGTTGAACAAGTTCCAATTTGGAAAAAAGCCGAAGTATCATTGGGTAAAGTATGGGAATGGTTGGATGGTAAAAATCATAGAAACATACAAACTCATATTGGAGTTGCCAGAGATTTGGAATTAGATAATGAGAAAAGAGCAGTTAAGATAATTAAGAAATTTGATTTGAAGGTTGATTTGGAGCACTATGTTAAAAAGGCAAATGCTTATGTTCAGTTTTATAATTGGATGTTGGTAACGAGAAAGTGGAGCAAACCAAATAATTCACCATATAAGAATAAGAACTTAGTAGCAGCAATGAGTAATAAGTTTAATATGAAATATGATTCATTATCACCTAAGTTGGAAAAGATATTTAAAACTGAAAACATCTAAAAATAATATTTATGGGAAAGCTAAAAGAAAAATTGTTAAACAATCGTAGTGAAGATGAAAATCCATTTGAACTATCGGCATTTGAATATGTAGAGTATATGTCTAATTACAAAGAAACTGAAGAGTATATGCCAACTGAAGAGGAGCTGGAAAAGTTAGAGCAGATGGTTAAAGATTATTACAACTCAAAAGAGTTCAGAGAGTATGTTGAGAACTATCAACCGGGCGAATCGTTGGAAGATTTGGAGGATGAATTCTTTGGTAAATGGACAAGTGATGATATAGATGCAGCATTGGCTGAACATAACGCTCACGAAGAGGGATTTGATATTGATGAAATTAATGATAACTTGAAAGTTAAATTTACCGAAGATGAGGTAATTGAAGCTGTAAAGGCTATGAAAAATGAAGAGTGGTTTATTAAAGGAATTAAAAGAGAATTGAATAAGATTTGGAATAAGAAAAATGGATTTGATTTTTAACAATTTGTAAAATGAAAAATAAATTCGCATTGAGAGATAATAGAACTTTTAAAGAAAAAGTAATTGATTTTGCACAAAGCCTATTATTTTGGAGAGGTAGAAAGAAAGGTATTATACACACAATCAATATCACCTTTGACCATATCCGTGCCGTATTCTTTCCTAAAAATTTTTATGAGAAATATCATTACTTAGGAGCAGTTCCATATAAAGAAGGTAGTGATTTATTCAACGCAATTTATCCATTGGTTCTTGCTATGGATTATGAAGCTAAACCAAAATGGTGTCCTAGATGGTTTCTAAGATTCTTACATCTATTTGGTTCTGATAATTCTATTGTAAGAGTTCGTAATAGATTCTTACATGATTTGAGTAGAAGATTAACCAAAGGAATTATAATGTGGGATTATAAAACCAAATGGAGTGATTATGATTTACGAATCAGTATATCAGGTCCAATTCATTTGAATGAATTAGCAGATGGCATTGAAGAAAGGTTTTATAAAACAGGAAGATCTAATGAGTTGGTTGAAGAGATAAAGAAGTTAGACCCGAATGCTTCAATCGTATGGGGTAGTGTAAGAAGATTGGAAGAACAATTGGAAAAATTACAAAAAAATGATAATTAACATCACACCAAACGAATTGGAGCCTGAATTTAGGGAAAGTTGGAAGATGGGATTTATAACACAACCATCTATTGATTATGCCACAAACGCAATTCATGCTATATTCGAAGGCAATGATGTAATTATATTCCGATTCAAACAATATGGTTGGATAAATGATAACCGATATAATAGTTATAGTATATCAGCTGGAAGTGCTGGTATAATGATAAGAATAGAAAAAAACAATTAAAATAAAATATGGAAACTCAATTACTTAAGCTTGTAAATGCTGGATTAGCAGGTGAACCTGAAAGAATTGTATTGCAAAATACTCAAACAAATACAATGTATGAATTCTCTCAAATAGTTGGCGAAGGTATTACAAATGGGGATATTTCACATCCTACAATTCAAAGAATTTTTAATAACGGATTCACCGTTGATGCCTCAATCGATGAGGATAGTAATGTAACCCTACACTTTTAATATGAAAAAAATGTTACGCAAATTAGACTGGTGGTTTGATTATTATTTTGCTTGGATGTTCTATAATGGGATGAAACAACACCATTATGTTGAATATATGAGGAAAAAGTGGCCAGATAAGATAAAAGATTTTGAGTAAATCGTTGATAATCAATGGAAAAAAATACTCCTAATTATTTGGAAATTTGGAGTATTTTTACGATCTTTACTATGTAATAAAAATAATAAAGATATGGCAAACTCAATTGAATTACCCGAATCATTTGTAAAAGGTTTAATCGTTAATGTTCATGTTTCCCAAAATGGTAAAGTGGGAACTAAACAACTGAAAGTATGTTCGGTTAAAGCCCGTTCAGTTCTTTTTATTGAAGTTGATAAAGAGAATCGTAAAAACATATTTCGTAAGGTGAATCGTAAAGATATAATCGAATTCAGACCAACTGCGATTTGTGAGATTAAAGTAAGAGATGGGGTTCTGCCAGAAAAATGGGAAAGTGATTGGGATGCTATCGGACAACCTTCTCAAATGAGTGTAAACAATAGAATCCAACCACAATTTAGTAATCATTCAAAGGGATGGAGTTCAAACGCACCACAATATAACTATGGTGGAGGAGCTCATTTCAGAACTTAATAAATTAATAATAATTAAATAAAAAATAAAATGGATAAATTAAAACAGTACAAAACTCAAATCTTCAATGTTATTACAATTTTCTTAATTCTAACATTTGCAGTTTACCCAGGTCTTACAACAGCTAATACACTATTAAATATTTTAGCAGGTATTTCTTTGTTGTTATTATTAGTATGGGGTGGATTGGCATTGTATGATTATGTAAGAGGTGTAAGTGAACCAACGAAAGAAACAGGTGAAACTGAATTGGATTATATTCCAAAGAAAAAAACCACTCGCAAATCTAAAACTCCTAAAACAAAATAATGAAAAATTTCAAAACATCGGAATTGCTTATACTAGCAATCACAATTGTATTAATCTTTATTTCAGAATACTATTACCTTATTCAAGGTAACGTAAACAAAGCAATCTTTATTGGATTGTGGCCACCAACAATTTTGGGCTTATTAAATTATGTAAACTCTAAAACAAAAAAGTAAGATGCAAAATTTAGATATATACATTCTAACATCTATCGTAGCAACTCTATTCATTGTATTTGGTATTGCAATGTATAGAGAGTTTAGTAGAATGGGTAGGGAGGGTTATCAGTATAACCCTAATGAAAAAAAGTATGGTAGAGATGCCCTATTTGTTTTGGCAGCTAAACTTTTTGAAGATGAGAAAGTTCCAAAAAAAGATAAGGAAATTATTTACAAAGCTGTTAATAGAACTATTGCTGATATGGAAAGTGATGGTATCTATTTTTCGGAAGAAGCTAAAGATGAACTTAGAAAGCAAAGAGAGGAATCATTTTGTGAATATAGTGGATTACCATCGGTTAAAGCTTATGATATTAATAGAATTATAAAATAAGTTTATGAAAAATTTGATAGTAATAGCTCATCCTGATAGGAGGAGCTTTTGTTATAATGGTATTATGAAAACCATTAAAGAAACCCTTAAACAAAATAAAGAGGATGTGCATGTTATTGACCTTTATAAACAAAATATAACATTTGAGTTTACTAAAGAAAGAGTAGCAGAATATAAAAATCTTATCACATGGTCTGATAGGATTTATTTTATTTCGCCCGTTTGGTGGTTCAGAACAACTCCTGCATTGGAATCTTTTTTTGACCAGATATTTACGCCTGGCTTTGCATATAAGTTTACGCCCGTTACAAAGGTGTATGGATATCCAACTCCGTTACTAAGTGATAAAAAAGTTAGAACATATCTTACACATGGGGCACCTGCATTACCGGTACTTACATTGTATTTGAATTCAGTTAAGTTGAGATTAATAATGGGTGTATATTCATTTGTATTTGGTTGGTTCAAAACTAAAACACGTCAATTTTGGAGTGTTCCATTTGTATCTCAAAATGATAGATTGGTATATTTAGAGCAGGTTAAAGCTGATGTTAGATATGATTTAAAACAAAAGTAATGAAGAAATTATTAGATAATATGCACTTTCCTTTATGGATATTAAAGGATATGGCTTGGATGCTAGGATTTGGTTGGGTTAGTTTAATACTAGCAATTCCAACTGTTTTAATATCCATTATACTAATAATAACAACTATCGGAATTGAAAGAAAACAAAATATAATTTTATTGTGTTGGTTGTTAGCAAATACTTTTTGGATGTCACATGAAATGTTTGATGTAAATACTAAAGCATTTGCTATAGTTTTGTTTGTAATTGGTATAATTGTAGCATTAACCTATATTCCAAAGTTGATAAGGAATTCAATTAAGACTTAATATGGAGCAAATATTTAAGCATAATATAAAATCTATTGATTTAAATCCATTAATAGATTATGCTCATCATCTAAAAAAATTGGGTATTGGTGAGGTTGGTAGAAAATCTAGCGTAAATGGATTTCAAACAAAAGAAATCTATGAAGTTGATGATATTTTAATTCCATTGTTCAATCAAATATCCGATATAGCTTATACATCTTGTAAAGATATTGTAGGTTTGACGGAATTGCAATTGGGATACTATTGGATTAATATAAATGGTAATGGTTCTTATAATGAAAAGCATCATCATATGGGAATTAAACCCAATAGTAAAAAACAATCTATTTTATCAGGAGTATTCTATTTAAATATACCCGATGGTGATTCTGGTAACATAGTATTTTCAGTAAAAGATAAATCTGAAGTATCAATAAAGCCGGAAAACGGAGATTTGCTTCTTTTTCCACCGGCAATGATTCATAGAGTTGAATCAAATAATACAAATGAAGAAAGAATATCTATAGCTTTTAATTATATTAAAAATAAAGAACAAAAAGTTAAAAACATTTTTTAATGCAACCCATATATAAATTTGATGAACATTTTTGTAATACATTAATATCTATGGTGGATAAAAATCAATGCTATTCATTTGAAGTGGGAACTGAAATAGCCGATGGTATGTTAGAACCAACAAATGCATATCAATTTGAAATAAACACAAACTCGGATTATAATTTATTTATAAATAATATAATAAATAATTATGTTGATAATGTTTCATCAATAAAAAACATGATTCAAATATTAAATAAAGATACTAAGCATATACCACACAAATTTAATAACCCATATGTTTTTATGTGTGTATTAAATGATGATTTTATTGGAGGTAGAATGGTAATTGATAATATTTTATCATCTCCAAAAAAAGGTGAGTTTATTTCTATTTCACCATCCCAATCGTTTAATGTTGAACGAGTAATAGATGGTGATAGATATTGCTTAATATCGTATGTTGACATATATTTTAAAAATAATAAAAGTATCATATAATGAAAGGAAACGAAAAACTAATTATTTCGGATGAATCAATAGAAATACCTGCTAAGACTAAAAATGGTAAAAATAGAAATGGTATTGTAATGCATAGAGGTGAAACAACCCTAATGCAAAAATTAGCAGAAATAGCAACTAAAAACGGAGGAGATATTTTAGAGGTGGGGTTTGGCATGCACTTATCGGCTGATGGTGTTCAATCTAATCCAAATGTAACATCTCATACTATTATAGAAGTTCATCCTGAGATTTATGAATGTGCTCTAATATGGGCTAAGGATAAACCAAATACTAAAATAATATTTGGTGATTGGATTGAGATACTACCTACATTAGATAAAAAATTTGATGGAGTTTTACATGATACTCATTTAGACCCAAATATACCTAAGTTTTTGGAGTATATAAAACCAAATTGTAAAAATGGAACAATAGTTGCGTTTTTTGAATATAGTGGTAATCATAATTATATAACGGGTATTAGAATTCCATTGACGGGAGACGATTATAAAACACTACCTTATAATAACAGTATTTTTTGGAAACAAAACTCATTTGAATTAAAATACACTATTTTCAATGGTAATACCTTTATAAAGGATAAAAATATAAAAGAATTAATATGATTAAACCCAATGTTTACATTTGTGGTGATAGTTTTGTTGATTGGGATTTACCACAAACCCATTGGGTAGACTATTTGTCAAATCATTATAAGATAATAAAATTAGGTAAATATGGTTCAGATAATCATTCTATAATTTATCAAACTGGCAGAATATCTGAATATAAAGAAGGAGATAGATTAATAATAGTTTTTACTGCTCCTGGTCGTTTTCCAAGAAGATATTTTGGTGAAAGAAGTGTTAATCATACCATAAAATATCTAAATTGGGAATGGTATAAAGATAAGCAATTTGCTAAAAAACTGATGGATGTTAGATTATCTGAAACGGAACATTGGTTAAGTGGTGAACGAATTGATGAAATACATTTTTTAAAAAAGTTAAAAGAATTCTATAAGCAATTCAAACCTATATTTGTAACATGGAATACCGATTTTTATAAAATGACTTCTGATTTTGTAGAATTAATTCAAGTTACATCAATTGCAGATGAAGGAGGTGATCCTATTGACTGGCACCCTGGTTGGAAAGGTTGTTATGATTTTTATACAAAATTGCATAATTTATTAAAAATAGAAGATGATATGGTTATATTCAATAATAAAGCAGATAAAATAATATGATTTTAACTGAAGATGAATATGAGTTTTTAAAAGTTGAATTGGATAGAACGCCTATTATGGAAGATGATGCGTTAAAATATGTAAAGTTAGCACATCCGCAACTATATTATACTACCCAAAACATAAAAGATGATTCCGTATCTTTATATACAGAAAAAAGTTATGTGTATCAATTATCAAATGAAACTTTAAATAAATTCATTTGTCAAAAATTTGATGAACCGATTGAAAATTTATATATGATGCATAGATTGTTTTATGGGGTAGGTGGATTTGCAAAAAAACATAAAGATAGATTTACAACCCATAAAACAGTTTCTATAATAATAAATGATACTTTTATTGGTGGTGATATGTATATAGATGGAAACCTCGTAAGTATGAATAAAACCGGCGAATATATTTGTTTCGATGGAGGTGCATGTGAGCATGAAGTTAGTGAGGTAACAAATGGAGTTAGGGATGTATTGGTAATATGGTTTTCAAAAAAACAATCAAAATTTAGTTTACTATGATAGTAGAAAGAAAGAGACACATAGCTAAGACCATCTCATATCGTATTATATCGACTCTAATAGGGTTTGGTATAATGTGGTGGGTAAGTGGTTCAATTAAGGTTGGTGCCGCATTTGGGGTAGCAGAATTAGTCTACAAGCCTATCCAATATTACCTGCATGAAAGGGTTTGGTATAAGTGGGTAAAATATGGAATTAAAAAAGATAATAAATGATAAGTTCATATTATATATTTGATGATATTATAGATTCCGATGAACAAAATATATTAGAATCTGAAATATTAAGTGCTAACACAAAATGGTTAGAACATAGTAATATTACTGGTGAGTTTGGTGGAAATATGCATGAATCTTTTCCAGGTAATGTAATATATTGGAATAGTGTTAGTGATTTGGTATTATCTATAGTTTCCAAAATAGAAAAAAATGTTGTGGAGATATTAGATATGCAATTTGTAAAAAATATAAGACGTAAAATAAACAAAACATCACCATTAAATACTCTATACGATGCAACTAAATTGATGCATATTGATATGGGTGATGACCACATAGTTATTATTTATTATATAAACGATTCCGATGGAGATACCATACTATTTACTAATAAAAAAGGAAACTCAGCGGAAAACATTAAAGATAATTTTAGTTCTATTAATACTGATGATTTCCAATTATTAAAAAGAGTATCTCCTAAGAAAGGTAGAGTTTTAGTATTTAATGGTAATTTATATCACTATGGAGAATATCCAAATCAAGGAAATCGATTTGTAATAAATTATAACACTGTTGCTAAAAATAAAATATTAAAAAATTTAATATAATGAACAACGATAATAAACATATTATGATTAAGGAATTTTTATCGAAAGATGAATGTAAACTTATTTTAAACAAATATTTAAAAGAATTAGATTTAACACCCGCAAAGGTAATGAATGACATTATTGATACTAATGTTAGAAAATCATCAATTGCATTTATAGATAATATAGATATTATAGATGAAAGATTGAAAAACGTATTGAAAGAAAATATACATATTAAAGGATTTGATGTAACGGGTATAGGTCCTTATCAATTTACAAAATATGAAGTAGGTGAGTATTATAATTGGCATACTGATAGCGATACTGATGAATATAAAGATAGGTATTGTTCAATAGTTATTCAGTTAAATGATGAATATGAGGGTGGGTATTTACAATTGAAAGATAATAACGGAAATACATACGCATTTGAAAGAGGGCTTGGTAATTTATACATATTTTTTTCAAATATAATTCATAGAGTTTTACCGGTAAAAAGTGGAATTCGTTATTCTTTGGTTAATTGGGTATCTTTAGAAAAAATAGAAGGATATAAAAAAACTTTGTTATGAAAAAAGTAGTAATAGTTGGTGGGGGAACTGCGGGTTGGTTAACTGCATTGTATGCTCAGCGATTTTGGAAAATGAATGATATCACTTTAATAGAAAGTTCTAAAATTGGTATATTAGGTGCAGGTGAGGGTTCTACTCCTAATTTTCCAGGTATAATTGCTGATTTGGGTATCGATGAAAATGATTTTATTATAAAGACTGATACGGTATTAAAAAAAGGAATTGATTTTGTCAATTGGTCACCTGATAAAAGTAGTGAATTTCTACATGATTTTGGAAAATTAAATAATAATAAGGTTTATGGATATCATTTTAATGCAAGATTGGTAGCAGAGTATTTTAAAAATATAGCATTAGAAAGAGGTATTAATTGGATAGATTCTGTTATTATGGGATTCAATAAAGATTCCGATGATAATATAAAAGATATAAAATTAGAAACGGGTGATATTATATCTACGGACTTTGTGTTTGATTGTAGTGGGTTTGCAAGATTGGTAATTGGAAATGAATATAAATCAGAATGGATTTCATACGGAGACCAATTAACAACCAATTCAGCAATAGCATTTTTTGAACCAATGGATAACAATTTTGAATTGAGAGAGCAGGCAAATACAAAATGTATAGCAATGGATGCTGGATGGATGTGGAGGATACCAACTAGAGGTAGATATGGAAATGGGTATGCATTCTCTGATAAATATATAAGCGTAGATGAGGCTAAAGCTGAGGTAGAGGCGTATTTGGGTAGACCTATTGAAATCGTAAAGACATTTAAATATGAGGCGGGGCACTTTAAAGAAAGTTGGGCTAAAAATTGTATAGCTATAGGATTATCCAGTGGATTCTTAGAACCATTGGAAGCAACCGCAGTGATGACTCTGATTATGTCTTTGCAGTTTATAGATAAATTGGGCGATAGTAGATTTGAAAACCAACATCACATTGAAAGTTATAATGAGTATATGGAAGATATTAATAAACAAAATATGTTGTTTGTTAGATACCACTATCACTGCTATAGAAACGATACTCCTTTTTGGAAAGAACTATACGATATGAAACTACCGGATGGACTGGCTAAATTGCTGGAAAATGATAAGGTTTTGCATATACAATCCGGTGATGAGATTATGAATACCATCGGATGTAAGGAGTTTCCTGTTTTTAGTATATATAGCTATAGATGTATATGGAGAGGTCACAATCAAAAAATTAAAAAAAGCTTGATATAATGGAGAAGTTGTATTTTGATGATACCACATATATTTGGAAAACTAAATTAAACTTAGTTGAGTATAAGAAATTACTTTTAAAAGAAGCAATCGATGTGATAGAATCGCAACCAGAAATAAAAAGTGATGGATTTGGTTATAAACAAGAATGGAAAGAAAATTTAAATTTTTTAGGAGAAATCGCCATAAATAATAAGTTAGATGAAGTTGTTAAATATGGTATTAATTATTGTAAAGAGATATATGAAGAAAAAAATATAGAATACAACAAAATTAATACAGATGCTTGGGTGAATATCGTTCGTTCCAATAACCCCGTTCAAATTCAGTTTAAGCACGATGAAATGAGAGGAGTTGATAAATACCACACTCATACTGAAATAAACAAAAAAAATAAATCATTTTTTCCGCACTATACATATGTTTATTATATTCAAATGCCTGATGTAATGGAAGATGAAGAAGGTGTATTATATTTTAGAGGTGAAAATAAAAAAGAATATTGGATTAGACCGGAAGAAGATGATATGATAATAATGCAAGGGTGGATGCCACACGCGCCAAATAACGCACCTAAATCTACTATAGATAGAATTGTATTGGCAGGTAATGTTGGATTTGAAAATATAAAAAAACAAAGTAGCTTAATATAATGTTAGTTGATAATAAATTTATATTTGTTAGTTTACCCAGAAGCGCATCAACTTCTTTTTATATATCATGTTTGAAAAAAGGAATATCTGTTGAACATTATGATAATGTAATAGGATTAGGTCAAGTTAATATTGATATTTTTGAGCATGATAATGAAACTATTGCAGATAACATTATGCATGCGCACGAAAGATTAACAAGTTTAGAAAAAAAGTTTGGTAATCATTATGAAATTATTTCTGTTAAACGAAATAGACATGAACGTTTTTTATCTTTATGGAAGCATGTTATAGATGAAACCTATAGAATAGGAGAATATAATACATTTGATAGATTTATAAAATTAAATGTGGATGATATATTATTTTATAAAAGTGAAGATTTGATTTATAATAATAAAAAAATTGATATAATTAAAAAAATAGCATGTAATTCAAATTATAAAAATATACATCCACAATTAGCTACAATGATAAACATATTAATATCACCAACATCTGATTATCATAATAATGATAACAGAATTAAATGGTTTGATTTTAATAAATTAAATGAATTGGAAAATTGGGTATCTGATAAATTAAATATAGATTTTAAGTTAGAACAAAGTAATTCCAGTAAACATTTTGATTCTAATATAAAATTGAATGATAACTTTATAAATAAGTATAATTTGATTTATGATATTTATGATTTACCAAAAACGAATAAAACATTAATATGATTGATTTTACTGATGTTATAAAATCGTGGTGGATAGCTGAGAACCCAACTGAAAAAGAATCTCTTTTAGCCAAAAAAAGATTAGAAATTTGCTTAAATTGTTCAAATTATAAGCAATTATTTAAGAAAAAGAAGTGGTCGGCTATATGCAAAGGATGTGGATGTCCAATATCTAAGAAGATATTCTCCCAAACGATAAATCCATGTCCATTGGATAAATGGATGGAAATTGATAAACGATATGGTAATGGTATGGATAAAAAAGAAGAAAAATCTATGATTTAAATATATATACTTAAGGAAAAAACACAAATATGAAAGGAACTATAATAGGCACAGACCTACTACAACAAGGTGATTCGGTTAAAATATTGGAAATCAACACCAATACAACCATTTATAATATTGGAGCCGATTTATTAAATTATGACCCATTATTTGAAATGATGGTATCAAATGATATAAATCAGTTACATTTTATTTGGACTGATATGGCATCATATCTTCCTGAAAATATAAAACAATATAGATTTGCTGATATTTTAAAGGAAAAATGCCAACTTAATGGTATAGAATACTTTGGATATACTGTACCTCTAAATTCGGTAACAGTACCATATATTGAAGATACACCAACTAAATTTATTTTAAGACAAGCGTATGATACAACCGCATTGGTTGATGAAACCTATTGTGCAGATAAATACGAATTTATTTCATTGATGAGTGGTTCTGCGTATTTACCAAAAACATATATTTTAAATGATGAATTTGGGTATGATTCTTTAAATTATTTAAATTTGGAATATCCAAATGAACCCAACATTTTAGTTAAACATAGATATCCTGCATACGATCAATCTGAATTACCTGCATTATATTCATTGGAATTATCATCCGAACTGAATGAATTTAAAAATGAATTGGTTTCCGGAGATAATAATTTATTACAAGAATTTGTATATGATACCCAAAATATTATTGATGGTAGATATAATGTTATTAGAAGTATTGATATAATATATGGTTCTAACTTAGATGTTATTAATATGGGAGGTTACACAACATCAACAGTTATGGAACTTTCATTTTTACAAAATGAATTTATAAGTGGAAGTAGAAGATTAAATCAAAAAAGTAGATATAAGTATATAAACAAAGGATTGGGTAATTTTGAAGGAATCGATTATCACACCGATGATGATTCGTTAATATTAGATTATACAGGCTCTTTTAGAAGTTTAGATACATATCAATTGGGAGATTATATTAAATCAATAGATTTTACCGATTTAAATGGCAACTCGCCATCCAACGGAGAAAGCATTTTATTATATGGTTGGGAATCTAATTTAGATCAAACTATTAATACTTTATTACAAACATCATCTTCACTACAAGGGGTTGAATCCGCTTCTGTTGAAACTCTATTTATACGAATTACATTAGAAAATGGCACAACTTGGACAGATTCCCCTTCTTGCACATATTATATAGAGGAATCTGGTTCTTTATCAACGAGATGGGATAAAGTAAATAATTTTTACATAGGTGATAAATTGGTAGTTCAAAATACAATAACAAACGAATTAAGTACTTTAGAAATTGTTGGATTGGGTATGGAATATGATTATAAAACAATTTATGGTTTAGATTTTGAACCTTCTGATTTGTTTTTAGTAGATATTGGTAATAATGCAGTTAGTATAATGCACAATCAATGTTGGTGTTGTTATGGCTTCAGTCAATGTGGTAATTGGTGTTGTGCAAGTTTTTGTAGACCATGTAGAAGTAGACCGCCTGCTAAACTTTAAAAATAAATTAACAATAAACATAAATAATATAAAAATATGGCAGAAACAATAAGAATAGAAAGACCAGCACAGGTAATTAAATCTGATATAAAACCATTGGATTCTAACTTAAAAATTAAAATAGTAAATGCTTTTCAAGAAGTAGTAGATAGGATTAAGGCTAAGCATTTGAGTTAATATCTTATGAAACTATATTGTTACGGTGATAGTTGGACAGAAGGCGTTGGTGTAAATAGGATTATGGAAGATACTTTTCTTAAATCCGAAGATAGAAAAGCATATAGAAATGAATTTTCCTGGCCAAAACATTTATCGGAAATTTTATCTATTGATGTTGAGAATTGTGGAATAGCAGGATGTTCCAACAAACAAATATTTGATGGTATTGTAAACGATATCAAGTCCAATAAAATAATCGAAGGTGATTTAGTTATAGTATTGTGGAGTTCATCATTGAGAGATGAAGTTTCTTTTTTTCCAGAAAATGAATGGTTTGCTTGGGGTTTACGATATATAGAAGATGAACATTTAAAGCATTGGGGTATTGGTAGAGAATTAACAAAAGATGCAACTTATAATAAATTTATATATGATTATAAGATGTTCTATGCCACTCAATTATTAAATCAAAATTATTATAATATCGTAAACCAAAATTATATAATTTTTTTACAAAAGCTATTTGAACACTATAACATTATATATGTTATGGCAGATGCATTTGATAAGATGATTATAGATATTAATAAGGATGATGATAAAACAAATCACATTAATAATAATTTATATTGGAACTTCTCTTTAAAAACATTTAAAGATTATTTATCTAATTTAAATGATACATCTGTATGGGAAGATAATTTACCATTTGAAAGCGCACCTGGCAAACATCCATCTATATTTGGATATAAAAAAATAGCAGAAGAATTATATAGGTTTATCAGTTCAAATGGTATATTAAATACAAAATTTGATAAAAGAATTAACATAATATAATGAATTTTTCAATAAACAATAATTTTTGTGATAGAGATGAAGCCACATCTATAATTCATTTTTGTATTGAAAACGGAGAAGCATTTTCGTATAATCCAAATGAGGTTTGGGATTGTAAAAGAATATATGATAATTCATTTAAAGAAAAAATAATCAGTAAGTTAACTAGTAAATTTACAAATGGTGATTTTAATTTATGGTTTGATTATAAGGACTTTGATTTAAAAAATTTTAACATTAGTCTAACTGCATATTATAATAATAGATACCTCAATTTGCATAAAGATATATCAAGTGAATTAACAACTGTTATCGTTTTATCAGATGGATATGATGGTGGTGAATTTGCACTAACTGAAGATGATAATCCACCATTCCATTTTCAAACATTGAACGGTATTTCTACATTTGATTTAAAATTGGGTGATAGTATTTCGTTTAATGGGTCTAAAACATATCACGGAGTTTTACCTGTAACATCCGGAATTAGATACGCTTTAAATATTTGGATGACAGAAACTGATTTTGATTATCCTAAATTGAAATCTAATAAAAGTATTATATGAGCGTGTTAATAATATCTTTACCAAGAACAGGTTCAACTTCTTTGCTATACAAATTAGCAAGTGAAAAAGGGTTAACACCATTATTTGAACCATTTGATGGAAGTAATAGGGTTAAATACAATGGTGAATCAAATGTAGTTGTCAAAACAATAATATCGCATCATTCAAATAATTTAAAACTATCTAAAGAATTTGATGAAGTTGTATTATTATCGAGAAGAAACCTATTAGAGTGTGCAGAATCGCATGCATATCAAACATACTTTTCAAAAGTAAAAAATTACAATTCAAACAATCCATACTACTATGAGAATGTAATTGATTCTGTATTTAAAGTTTGCTATGATGATATAATAAAATGGAATACTGAATTGAATATATTATCGGAAAAAATTAATGTTCCAATATCATATTATGAAGATATATTTGATGTCAATAGCAATGATAGATTGAGAAAAGGAAATAAATCCGATTATAAAAATAAGTTACTATAGTGGTTGATTTAAAAAATTACATATGTAGTGTTCCATTTGAAGCATTAGAAATAATGGAAAATCGTAACTATATGTGTTGTGCTAGTTGGTTACTAAAAGAATTACCAAATGGAGTTCCTATTAAAGATTTATGGAATTCCGATGAAGCTATTGAAATACGAAAATCAGTAATGGATGGTTCATATAGATATTGTGATAAACAACAATGTCCATTCTTATCAAAATTAATATCATTAAACACAAATAATTCTAGCCCAATACTACATAAAGATAAATTAAGTGGGTTAATGAAACAAAGTTACGAAACTCAAAATGGTGTGTTGGATAATGGGCCTAAGATAATTCAAATGTCATTTGATAGAAGTTGTAATTATAAATGCCCATCGTGTAGAGTAGATATGATTGTTGCAAATAGTGATAAGATAAAAAGTGTAAATCTTACTATAGAAGAAATAGAAAATGCATATTCGAATTCAATAGAAACAATATATTGTTCAGGTACAGCAGACCCATTTGCATCCGTATCATATAGAAATTATTTAAGAAATTTCAATCCAAAGAAATATCCGAATTTAAAATCAATACATCTGCATACTAATGCTAGTTTATGGAATTCGGAAATGTGGGATAGTATGAAAGCAATTCATCCCTATGTTAAAAGTTGTGAGATAAGTATAGATGCAGCAACTAAACATACATATGACAATGTAACTAGGTTGGGTGGTAATTGGGATAGTTTGGTATCTAATCTAAAATTCATATCAACTATTAAAGAATTGGAATCTATAAAATGTTCATTCGTAGTTCAGCAAACAAATTATATGGAAATGGTAGATTTCTTAAATATAATGCAATCTATATTTGATAATAGAGTTAAGGTTTTTTTTGGAAAAATAACCAATTGGGGAACTTTTAGTGATGAAACATTCAAACTACTACAAATATGGTCACCTACCCATCCCGAACATCAATTATTTTTAGAAGAATTTAAAAAGGTGGCTACCAATCCTTATGTATTTCACAATATGTATGAACTTATGGATATTAAAAAAAGTTTAATTTAGATTTGGTAGTATGAAAACAATTTCGTATATTTGTAGGTATAAAGGTATGTTATGGCAATATCAAAAACACCTATAGAAAAACCACGCAAATTTGAAGTAGTTTATAAAGATGAAGATGGGAGTGAATCAATATGGAAATATGATTTGGATAAGTTCCCAAACGGACCTATTTCAGTTGAACAAAAATACTCTGCTGAATACTTAAAAAACTATAAGGAAAAAACAAAGTTAGCTGCAGCTCAAAAGAAATATGGGCAGTTGGCTGAAATGCATTTAGCATTGGATAAAGTTAAGGAAAAAAGGGATAAAAAGACCCCAAAAACTACCCCAAAACCACCCAAAAACACCCCAAAATCGGAGTTTAATCCAAAAGAGGTGGTAACTATGGAAAAAGATAAGAAACCCCCTAAAAACACCCCAAAATCGGACAAAAATACTTCCAAAGATTTTTGGTAATATGGAAACTTTTTCAGATCTTTACTATGTAATAAAACTGAAAAATATGAATCTAAGTATTAAAGAATTGAACGAGTTAATCTATTCGTTGGGAATTACCGCCTCTAAGGGTATTATGTGTGATAAAGATTTGAATGTATCTTTATTGAATAAGTTGTATGATGAATTAAATAGTAAGATAGCTGAAGAAGCTATTGATGAAGAAATTGAATCTTCAACTTACTATGTGAGTAATGAAGAAGCTGATGAGGATGCTTCACATATGTTTACTAGTTTACCTATAGTTGAACCATTTACATCGGTTAGTGATGATTACGATAACCACTTAAAGAAATTAAAACAACGTGGTTATATTACACAAGCTCTTTTAGATTATGTAGATAATAGAGGAGCAGTATCGCATGGTGATTTGGAAAGGTATTACAAAATCCTTACGGGTGGTTCAAATAGTTTCTCACATATATTGAATAACCTAAGAACGCCGTATAAGAATCGTAAAACACAAAGATACATAGCTAAAGAAGGTAAACGATATTCAGATGCTAAGTATGTGATTAAGGTAGCTAATCCATCTAATTGGGTTGTGGTTAATTATTAATAAAAGTAATAAAATAAGATATGAAGTTAGAAACAATTTATAAGAAAACAAAGACTGGGGCAACTCAAGAGTGGACAATCGAAGTATCGGACAATAAATACCGAACTCATAGTGGACAAGTTGGTGGACAGATTACTACAAACGCATGGACTGTAGTTTATGGTAAGAATATAGGTAGAGCAAACGCAACTACTGATAATGAGCAAGCAATGGCTGAAGCAGTAGCTAAGAGAACAAAGAAATTAGAGAGTGGTTACTTTGAAGATGTGAATAGCATTAATGAGCAACAATACTTTGAGCCTATGTTGGCAGCTAAGTGGGAGGACTATAAAGATAAAATTCAATATCCAATCTTTTCACAACCTAAGTTGGATGGTATTCGTTGTATTGTAACTAAGGATGGTATGTTTAGTAGAAATGGTAAACCAATCATTTCAGCACCACACATTTATGAATCATTGAAACCACTATTTGAAACCAATCCTCAATTGATATTTGATGGTGAGTTATACGCTGATAAGTTCGCTAATGATTTCAATAAAATTGTATCATTGGTTAAACGAACTAAACCAACTGCTGAAGATTTAGCAGATAGTAAAAAGAACATTCAGTATTGGATATATGATTTACCAAATGAAGATGATACATTCCAAATGAGAAGTCAGGCTTTATATGATTTATTTATGGAATGGAGTTACTTTACTAAGCATTGTATTAATGTTGATACTGATGTTTGTAATAGTGAAGCTGAAGTAATGGAATTATATGGTCAGTATGTTGATAAAGGATTTGAAGGGCAGATGTTACGAATGAATGGTAAGTATGAAAACAAACGTAGTAAGAGTTTATTAAAACATAAATCATTTATCGATGAGGAATATCAAATTTTGGATATTGTGGAAGGTGAGGGCAATCGTAGCGGAACTGCTGGTTATATGGTATTTGAAACGGTAGAAGGTAAACCATTCAAATCAAATGTGAAAGGGACATGGGATGAAACGGCTGAAATGTTAAAGAGTAAAAAGAAACTAATAGGTAAGCAAGCAACGATTAAGTATTTCAATTTAACACCGGATGGGATACCTCGTTTTCCTTTTGTGATTAACATTGATAGAAATAGTTACGAATAAAATATAAAATAATATGGCAAAGGGAATACTAGAATTTGATTTGAATGAACCAGATGATGTGATGGCACATAAAAGAGCTGTTAAAGCAACCGATATGGCTATAGCATTGCACGAAATATCATACAATTTAAAGAAACGAATTGGTTATGAATTGGAAGGTATTGATATTAAAGGTGGGGAAGTTAGCAACTATGAAGTATTGAATATGGTATTTGATAGAATACATGCTCAATTAAACGAATTGAACATTGATATAGATGAAATTTTAAACTAAAACAACTATGAGCAAGAATAAATTAGATAAAGGTAAATTAGTGAATAAGTTAAATCAATTACAAAAAAGATTATTCAGAATGGAAACCAATGAAGGGCATAGTGCAGATAAATTGGGTAAACGTAAAGGTATGTTGAAAAAATTGGTGGATGCATTGCGAGGTAAAGGTAAAAAACCAACAACTTTATTGGATGATATTGATTTTAAAGATGAATACATAGGATAAAATTAAAAATTATGTTTGATAGAATTTTAGAATTTATAACAAGATTTTGGAAAGATTTACTTCCATTTGTAATAATTGAACATTGGAATGAGGCATTAATACTAAGATTTGGTAAGTTTAAAAAACTAATAAAGCCAGGTATACATTTTAAAATACCATTTTTTGATTCTGTTTGGGAGACTATTATTATAACTCAATCAATAGATATGAATCCTCAATCAATTACAACTGCGGATGGTAAAAATATTGTTGTAAAAGGTATAATAAGATACAAAGTTGATGATGTTAAAACTTATTTAACCACAATATCACAACCGCATGATGTTTTGATTGATACAACACAGGGTATCATTAGACAAATTATAGAAGATACCCGATGGGATAGCATATATGAATTAGATTCTATTCTTACAAGAAAAGTTAGCTCATTCGTTAAACGATGGGGAATTAGAGTAGAAAAAGTAACTCTAACCGATTTAGCACAAATACAATCAATTCGTATTATACAAAATAAAGAAGAAAAACAAAATGTATTTACTATGCCTGAAAATATAAATTAATGAATCCAAATATTTTGAGTATATGTAGTATATGTAATAAATCTACTGAAGATGTAGATTATGAATACCTAATTGGTTTTGATCATTTAGCATGTCATTTATCGAATTTCAAATACAAATCGCAAGTAGAAAAAGTTTCACCTATGAAAATAAAAGGTTGGGAGAAGATATATGGGTTTACATACAAAGGATATACGATAGTTAATCCAATACATAATGCCGGGGAAACCAAATATATGGCTGATGTATTAAATTTAAACTTACCACAAAAACCAAAATGTAAATTGACTGTTATAGCAGATACTCCCGCATTTAAGTTGGGATACGATGAATTCAAAATTATACTATTGGATTTAGAATCTAATAATAAAGTTAATGTATCAGCAAATAAAGATATGATGTCATCTATAAAAGGATTCAGAACTTTGTTTGAAGATATGGTAGATAAACTGGTAGTATTAAATGATAAAACTTTTTCAACCATTGTAATGCCAGCATCCCATTCATTTTCCGGTAGTGGGATAATAAACACTGTAAAGAATAGTGGAACTACAATTGATTATACTAAAGCTGTTGCCGAACTTATTGATGCCATTAAAGAAAATGACCAATTGGTAGAAACATTTAAAGATTTTCTATCTGAATTAGAAAAACACAAATAATATGTTAACCATAAAAAACATTACAAAAATTTGGAAACGTGATGTTAACGAATGGCGTATTGGTAAAATAGAAACACTAAGTTCAACATACCTATTCAAATTATATATTTACAATAGAAGGCATCAAATACAAATTAATTTAGAAAGGAATCCAATAGGCGTTGAATATGAATTGTGGTGTTGGGATCTGCAAGATGGTGGTTCACCATTACCACATGCAACTCCGTTGAGAAGAATGTTAGATAGGGATAAATTGATTTCACCCAATACCTTAATAGAGCAAATGGAAAAATTACTTAAAGTAGTATAATATATTGATTTTCAATAAACTATAAGCAAATAATAATTATATAAATGCTTGGTAAATCCAAAAATTATTCGTATATTTGTGTATGAGCAAAATTAAAGTGATGGTTCTAATTCTATTGGGAGTGATAGCATTAGAAGTTAACGCCAAACCTAAATATCGTATTCACATTTGGGTAGATAATGGAACTAAAATGTATCAACCACAACAAAGAGTTTGGGCTAGAATTAGACGTTTTCCATTACCTTTCAAAGTATGGCAACCCGGTCAATATCCACTTAAAGATAAAGAATCCGCATTGTGGGTTATCAACAATTGGAGGGAAGAAGCTGAAGCAAAACGTATGTATAAAGAATCAGAATACATTAACATTAATATAAATTAAAAAACAATAAAAATTAAGATTATGGGACTAGACATGTATTTAAGTAAAAAAACTTATGTGAAGCAATGGGATCATCAATCCGCTGAAGAAAAGTTTGAAGTAACTGTTACTAAAGGTGGTAATGAGTATGAATCGATTAAATCCTCTCGTGTAAAGTATATTGAAGAGGAAGTTGCATATTGGCGTAAAGCTAACCAAATCCACAATTGGTTCGTTCAGAATGTTCAAGATGGTGTGGATGATTGTAAGGAATACTATGTTGGAATAGATGATGTAATGAATCTATTGGATGCATGTAAGCAAGTTAAGGATGATAATTCTAAAGCCGAAGAATTACTACCATCAGCTAGTGGATTCTTTTTTGGTAATGTTGAATATGATGAATGGTATTTCAACGATATTGATTATACGATTGAAGTATTGGAGGGATTACTAAAAGAAACCTACAAAACCAAAGATGGTAAAGAATATTTTACCGGAGAAATTTACTATCAATCATCTTGGTAATATCTAAATCATAAAAACGATTAATTAACAAATAAACATGGAGAAAAACTATGAAGTGTATTAAATGTATCAAAGTAGCCAAAGGTTACGAATTGGATGAAATCCGTAGAATTACTGATGTAGAAGCGGATGAAAGAGTAAAGGGTGGTTATTGGAAATTCGTTCCAAAATCAGAATGGAAATTAGTAACTCGCAAACCTAAAAAAGCTGAAGTTGTAGTTGAAACCACTTCTGAAGAAATTTCAATCGAAGAGAAGAAATTAAAACGTAACAAAAAGAAGTAAGGTGTGAATTCTGTAAAAATTGATGGACAGAGTTATTTAGTAGTAAAATATAATGATGGCGATACATATCCAATACTCTCTATAGAAAATATAGAGAAGTTACGTGGGTTACAACATCCACCTATTCCAAACCCTGGAAGTTGGGAAACTAATATAAAGGTTCGTAGTGTTATAGAAACTGATGATTATTATACAATAAATTTAATGTATGGGGTTGATATATTAAGTGGTAATATGAAATTCAGATTAAATAGACACCCTATTGGATATGTAACTCAGCCGGATAAAGTTTTTACTAAAAAGCCTGTATTTGAAATACTTACTGAAGATTTTGATTTGAATAAGATATTACTAACATCAAATGACTGTAAAACTCCACAAAAGTTTTTAGAATTTGTATATATATCTTTACAAGACAAAATGCCAAACAATCCATTCTAAGTATGTTAGATGAAGTAAGTAAATCAGATGAACGAATACAAAACCAGATTGAATCTGGTAAAGAGGTTATAGATGTTAAGGTAGACTTAGCAGCTTTTCTTCGTCAGCAAAACATTGCCAAAAATAGTAAGATTCAAATAGAGCATAAGTTTGAATTTGAAACTATAGGTGAGCAGGATTGTTTACTATTACAAGTCCCAAACATAAATGAATCGGGATATTATTCGGGCATCGTTGGATTAAAATCTTACATAGATAAATTTCACCCTGATTTGAGAGTAGCAATCATTGACCCTGTCATTGATTATTTCTTTTTAAACCCACCCGATAAAATGGGTGAGTTCTTTAATATGTTCAATACATATTCAAAGCAAGGGCAGTATGAATTACTTTACAAATACCAAGAAATCTATGATATTTTCAATGGATTCATTTGTAAATACATTGAGAAAACAAATACCGCATTTATAGGATTCAGTATAATCGATGGTAATATAGATGCTTCGTTGGCATTGGCTAGATTGGTTAAAGAAAAATATCCGCACATTAAAATCCTTATGGGTGGTAATGGTGTTGAAGTTTTGGATTTCGGCAAACTACCAAACGCGAAATATACTACAAAGGATTATACTTTTATTGATGTAATTTCTCGTGGTGATGGTGAAATGACATTCGTTGAATTATTAAAATCTGATTTTTCTGAAGAATCTTTATTGAATATAAAAGGTATCGTTTGGCAACTGAATGGTGTATTCATTCACAATAGAATGAGGGAGAATGTGAATATGGATATTTTACCATATCCAGATTATTCGGCATTAGAAGGTAATTACTATTATAAGAGTGTATATCAACATAACGTTCCATTAGTATTCAGCAGAGGTTGCCCATATCGTTGCACATTTTGTTCGGTGCCTGATTTTATACCTGAATTCCGATATAGAAATTTAGATAATGTTATTGATGAGATTGAGCATTGGATTAACAAAGGTAAAACCAATTTCTTTTGCCACGATAGTATTATCAATGGAAACCCTAAATGGTTAAGAGCATTTTGTGAAAAGGTAATTGAGAGAGGTTGGGGTGATGGCTTTATAACTTGGGGTGGTAATATGAGATTGCAATCTGCTATGAGAGATTTGGATAATATGAGATTATATCGTAAAGCTGGACTGATGAAAATGATTACAGGATTTGAATCAGCATCCGAACCCGTATTGGACCATATGAAAAAGTATAACAATATGGAGGGTGTTAGAGAAATCTTTGAAAATGTAAGGCAAATCAATAAAGAAAATGAGCATCCACTATTATTTGCTATGCAGATTATCATTGGATACCTAAACGAAGGTGAAGAGGATTTTCAAAGAACTGTTGAATTTATTAAAGAGTATCACGATGTAATGGCTGAGATACTAACGTGTTCGGTTTTCCTATTACATGAACCATTACGAAAGTCGTGGTTAACTGATGGTAATAAATTTTATAACTATGAAAACACGGTAATGTTTGATACTGATTATAATACAACTTGGGATAGGTTGGACAGAATCAATCGTATTGAAGAGGTGTTTAAAGAAATAGGAATTCCATATAGCGTATATAATAGAGGATTGTTGGTTGAGTATTTGGGTAGAAAGAAAGAACTTATTTAAATAATAAAATAAAGGTTATGACAGAAGTATTGATTTTTTTAAACATAATGATACTTGAAATAGTATTGAGTATTGATAATGCAGCTGTTCTCGCCGCAATGGTAAAGGAATTACCAAAGGAACAACAAAAGAAAGCGCTAACTTATGGTATCGCAGGTGCATATATTTTTAGAGGATTGGCATTAGTATTCGCATCCATATTGGTTCAATTGGTATGGTTGAAAGTAGTAGGTGGGTTATATCTAATCTATTTGGCATACAAAGCCCTATTCGGAAAATCGGATAGTGAAAGTAGTGGTATGAATGTAAAAATAGGATGGTTATCCCCATTGTGGTCTACTATCGTAGCAATTGAGATTATGGATTTAGTGTTCAGTATTGATAATGTATTTGCCGCAGTAGCATTTACTCCTAATCTATGGTTGATATGTGGTGGTGTATTCATTGGTATTCTTGCTATGAGATTCGCTACAACAAAGTTTGTGAAAGTATTAGAGAAGAATCCTATATTAGAGAAAGTGGCATATTGGGTGATTGGTGCATTAGGATTAAAGTTAGTATCATCTTATTGGCTGCATGATTTAAACACAGAATCAATTGATGCAGTATTTTCAATTTTAACTCTATTGGCGTTCGTAATACCTCTGATACTAAAGAAAAAATAATACAAGATATTTTTGGAAATATCGGATATTTTTACGATCTTTATGTAAAATTATGGTATAGGCATGGAAAAGGTATTAGTAATTGTTAGTGGATATTTCAACCCAGTCCATAAAGGGCATATTGAATATCTAACGAGAAGTAAAGCATTAGGAGATTTTCTTTATGTTATTGTGAACAATGATTATCAAAGAGAATTGAAGGGTTCTAAACCTTTTATGGTAGCGGATGAACGAAAATTGATAATTGAATCATTGAAATGTGTGGATAAAGCTATGGTGGCTATAGATACTACAAAGACAGTGGATGAAAGTATCAAACATATTTTTAATGAAATGGGTAATGAGTTCACTAAAATAGTATTTGCTAATGGTGGTGACCAAAATCGAAATACCGTTGGTGAGACGGAATTGTGTAAGGAGTTAGGAATAGAATTGGCCGATGGGTTGGGTGATAAAATTCAATCATCCTCTTGGCTATTAAATAAATAAATTATAAATGAGTTACTTAGTAGCAAATATACCATCTGTTGAAGTGTGGGTTGATAAAAAATTTTTATATGATTTTCAAACTGATTCTAAAGGAAAACATTTAGGAGAAGGTGAATGGGAAAGAGGGCATTGGGTAAGTGCAAAATCAATTCCAAATAGAGCACTTCAATTTGAAACATATATAGATAAGTTTGGAGCAGTATATGATAAGTTACCCATCCATGCTTTTAGATGGAGATTGCCAGAGGTTGGTGATAAAACATATCCATTAGATTTTTTACAATTATGGGATTGCTTATCCTATAACATTTCAGTTATTGAAAAAAGAATTTTAAGAGGCACCAAAACTTACACTACATTGAAAGATCAAACTGTTGTAAGTGGTGATTATCTTTTTACAATTGATACCGCACATTCAGAACCAAACGAAATTGATTGTGGGTGGAGTGAAACGCCGAACGAGCACAAATCATATAACGTATCTAAATTGGAAAACGGACAGTTTTGTGCACAACCGAACAATAGAACTCGTTGGTATCAACCGAGTAGAACGGATGATATAACAGCAATTCCATATTTTAGATATTCTACTAAGATTTGGAAGTGTGAAGATTATAGTAAGTGGAGACCATCGGATACAAATTGGGATTATATATCGTAAGATAATAAGTTATGGAATACAAATATCATATTAATCAGTTCAGTTGGAATAAGGATGAAAACACATTCTTTGCTGAAGCACCTTTCTTACATTGTCAAATGCCGGATGGTAATATCCATCCCGAAGCATTTCCTAATATGAAGAAACAATTTTTTATTGTTAATACCACAACAGGTGGATTCAGACGGTTTAGATTTGTAGAAGAAACCACAAATTGGTTAATTGATGAAAATGAGCATACTAAATATGAAATGATAGATTGGGTATTCGAAAGTGAAGATGGGATTAAATGTAAAATAGCAATAAATTAATATGAATTGGGATATATTTGGTTATATAGGAACTGTAGTTGTTTTGTATTCATTCACAATTGAAAACATTCGCAGATTAAGATTGATTAATTCAATTGGTTCGATGTTTTGGATAGCGTATGGAATTGGAATTATGGCATGGCCTACGATAATTGTAAATGCTTGTGTATTAATGATACATTCGATTTGGTTTATAAAACACAAAAAGAAATAATATGAGTATAAACATAACGCCGGATAATGGTAGGCTAACAATGAAGGGTAGTGGTTTAGTTACAATCAATACTTCTATAAAAATTTATGGAACTGGAACTGAATTACCAATTAAGATAGTTGCTGATTTTAATAACATACCACATAACCTACATTCTTTATATTATCAATCCTTAATAAGCAATTATAATACCAATATAGTTGCACATAAAAATTTAAGTAAAGTTGATGATGAACCAAAAACCATTAAAGAGCAGAAGAGTGAATGGAGGTTGAATAGGATTGTGGACATCATTAGTAAAGCAATAAAAAAATAATATGAGATTTAAATACAAAATTAATTTGGATGTTGATATGGAGTTTGAAGCTCCATTATTGGGTGCGGATACAACTGGGTATAGACGTGGTATGATAGATAGATTGGCTAAGCAGATATTCAAAGAGGTGATGAGTAATAAAGAGCATAGTGGTAAAGGTGAGATTGATGTTAATGAAGATAATATGAAAGGAAGTATTAAATGCTCAAAAAGTATGAGAGCAGATATTAAATAAAACAAAAAAATATGAAAGAAAATTATTTTCAGTATTGGTACAAACGATTTATTAAAGATGGATTAAAAGCATGTAAAACAATTATTGGGTTAGGTATAGCAGCTGGGTTATGGTATTCGGTTAATCTACCAATTGGTATTATGTTTTTTGGTTGGGTATTGATAGAAGCATTAATAGATAGAAACTAAGTTATGTTAATAAAAGCAAACGGAAACGAATCCATAACCAATTTAGAAAAAGAAGATAGAAAGGCATCTGCTGCACACTATTATGGATTATTTTTAGAATCATTAGGATTTGATTATAAAGCAGACCCTCAAACAATAGATACGCCGAATAGAGTAGCTAAAGCTTGGTTGGATGATTTGATTAAAGGTAGTATAACGGATGAGCCTGATATTACGGTGTTTCCGAATGAGGACAATTACAATGGTATTGTTATTCAGACAGGTATCAAAGTTAATTCAATGTGTGCGCATCATAACTTACCTTTCTATGGATATGCAGCTGTAGCTTATATCCCTAAAGGTAATGTGATTGGGTTGAGTAAGTTGAATAGGATTGTAGAATGGTTCAGTAGGAGACCTCAAATGCAGGAATCCCTAACTGCTCAGATACATAAATTTGTTAGTGAGAAATTGGAATGTGATAATGTAGCAGTTTCAATTAGTGGACATCACCTATGTTGTGGGATGAGAGGAGTTCAACACCCTGATAGTTTGATGACTACAAATAAATTTAGTGGGCAATTCTTAGAAGGTGATAACTTAGTAAGACAGGAATTCCTACACGCAATTAAAATGAACAACTTAAATTAAAGAAATTGAAAAAGCAAAGGGCTAAATTCGAAAAAATGGTAAAGGAATATAAAGATGCCACACCAAATGAAATATGGGAAGGCTTTAGAGATAACTTTATCTTTGGATTTTTGGGTGCTACTTTGGTGGTATTTATCGCAACTAGAACTGATATAGCAGTTTTAATGGGATATCTTACATACTATTTCTTTATGGGTAAGATTGTGAATAGACCTAAGTATGTAACTGATTTGGGTAAGTTGATAGTATTTCCAATCCCATCCGCATTTGGGGCATTTACGGGATACAAATTATCTTACATATTATTAGAGTTAATAAATTCAATAAAATAAAAATATGAAGTTAAAAGATTTAATAGAGTTTCTCAATCAAATACCTGCCGAATTAGCAGATTTTGATGTTGAAATCGCCGAACTTATGGAGAGTGATGAGAGTGGTGTGAAATACCGATTGGATAAGCCCGTTGTAGCAGTTTATGTTAGAGAGGATACAAAGGAGGTTCTATTAATGAACGCACCTATGGAGCAATATGAAAACGAAATTGATAACGAACAAAAACAAACCTATGAACATAATCCAAAAATGTAGTGAAGATGATTTTGCGGATGAATATATTCTATTGAGTAGGGAATCTATTCAAAGGCTTGTGGATAAAAGTGCAAGAACGAACGATGATAAGACTCAAAAGATAATCATTCAATTAAGTAAATGGATGTATGAGAATAATTTAATAGAATATGATTATTAATATCCTATCATATCCTCAGTATCGATAATTCGGTGTATGGGGGTTCGGGTCGATAGGAAAAAATTTTCAGATAGTATAAACCTAAATAATATGAAAAACGAAGCAGTCATTCAAAAACTAAAAGAGTTGGGTTGGGATACCGTAATGGAGGTTACGGTAATTATTGCGTTAGAAAGGTGGGCATTGGTAGAATCTACCCGATATGAAGGTGAGTGGGAAGGTAACGGATTTGTAACAAACGCCCAAACCAATTGGAAGATCGCAGAGTTGGAAGCACCAATGAGTGGTGAAGATGTGATATTCTTATTGAATGAATATGAGTTGGGTGAGTTGAGTAGTGATTGTTTTGGTGAAATCTATCTTGTACACGCTGAGGATGGAAATATGGATTGTATGGATACGGAATGGGAATCGCCCTTAAGTGAAGAGGATGAAGAGAAGCTGAACGATAGTGGTGAGGATGTATTTAGTTTATCCACAAAAGAGGAGTTTGATTGGGATTTTGAAGTGGGTAGTGTTAGAAGATTGAGTATTAGAGTAGGTAATGAGGAAATTGATATTGAGTTATGATATTGTATCAAATCGGAGTTGTGGCAGGAATACTACTGATAGTGATGGGAATGCATATATTCTCAGAAAAATACGCACAATATAGAAAGAAACAAAGAGAAAAGGAATGGCAACGTTAACAATAAAAAACCCTGAAAGAATAAGTGGTATCATATTTGATGACTGGGTTATAGGTTATTTTGGTAGAAACCTTTCATATGGTGATAACTATAGTTGGGAGATAAGACATAGGGCTAAAGTGAATCCACTGGGTGGAATCGGTTCGATAGCTGTAATGCGAGATTTATCCCTATTAGATAATGAGGTTATGATACAATATGAATATGAATCCGAAATTGGTCGGAAGTGTAGTGGTAGAGTATATGTTGAGGCTGAGTATTTAAAAGACCCGGATAACTTAGTAGGTATAGTAAAGGATAGGATATTAGATAAGTTTACGATGTAGATGTGGGATAAAAGGAAATGGTTAGCCAATCTCCTCGGTATCTTATTCGTATGGAAAATCTTAGAGTGGATGTGGGGAATGTTGATAAGGATATTAAAAGAATAAGAAAATGGAACAGGGATTGAGTTTTATGGCAGTGATAGCGCTGTGTATGATAGGAATTGGGATGGATTCATCCCTATGGGTATTGGCCTCATTTACGCTGGGTAGTATATACCTATTGATAAGGGGTAAGCGGAAGGGATGGAAATGGCCTAAAAGACCTTAGAAATAAAATAAAATGTTATGAATAGAGAAATCAAAGATATCCTATGGGTAATAGGAAACACCTTAGTAGATATTAGTATAGTAGGGGGAATAGTGTATTTAGCTTCTAAAGGCTTGGATGGCTGGGGATGGTTAGTTTTTATAATGCTTTTTAGAAAATGGTGAGTAAGATAGAGTTAATGGTTAGAATCCGAAATCTGAAGGATTTGAAAAGGGAAATGATCCGAATAGAGGAATATGAACTATGCGGACAGCTGATGGAAATCATAAAGAGAAGGGAAGAGGAACTAATGAAGCTGGACGAGAATACTGATAATTCAGAGAATGAATCAAAGGGAAGAGGTAAGGAATAGGATAGTTCACCTAAAGGAAGTAGAGGTCCTACTACTAAGGGGAAAGGAAGAGGGATTACTCAGAGAGGTAAGGAGAATGATACACTACTGGGAAAAGGAATGGGTAAGGGGAATAAGGACAGGAAAATGGAATTATTAAATATGAATAGAGAAAGGCACTTAATGGAAACGTTCCCTGATAAGGATGGGATGACATATATACAATCAATGGATAAGAGTATGAAAAAAAGAAAAGAAACTAAATGGGTATGGTATAAGGATGCAAGCCTATGGGCTGGAGTAGGATTAGTTACTATACTGGGATGGGTAATGTTTAGGAAATGATAAGGAGAAGATTAGAATCCGATACCCGTTTAAGATACCTATTAGGGAATAACCCTTTAGGTGAATTAATTCGTATAATCTATAAAGGATATGAAAGGAATACTTCTAATGTTAATGTTAGATACGATAAACCCTAAGAGAGAACCACCAAAACCTAATTTAGAGTTAGAAGAGAAATCCCCTGAAGTGGGATGGGAATTTCCACTCCATAAAAGGAGGAGCTGGGAAATCCACCAATGGGGAATCTATAATATGGGATGGGGAGAGGAATTAGGATTAAGCCTTTACATACCTATCCGAAAATCTAAACCGAAAAGAAAACCATAACCTATATGCCCTATATACCAATACCACCACCTATAAGGAGACCTGATTCTGAAGAGTTAAGAGAAATGAGTATCCAAAACGCCAAATCCGCATTAAACCAAGCCCAATCCTATAGAAGTGATTCTCCCTTAACCGAAGAGAAAAAGGAATACCTAAAGGAGTTAGGAGAATGGCTAGAGGGTATGGGGGATGATACGATATTCGAAAAGGATGGTATCCTAAGAGAGAAGGAATTCTTTACCGATCTGATACGAAAGGTTGCCATAATAGGGAGTTATAGTGTAGTAGATAGAAGTTGGTTAACTATGATAACGAAGGCCCATACGAAGTGGAAAAGGGATGGAATTTGATACCCCAAATAGTTAAACCACAAAACCAACCAATGGGGCTGTAGGGCTAAATACTGATATATGACAGGAGTTAATTACCACCACTCTACACAATTACCCACTTCTTACCACTTTCTCCCACCATACTGATAGACACTAATTTAGTGATAGGGTTCAATATATAAGTGTATAAAACTATACTCAGACCACTAGCTCATCCCTCTGCGAGAAAAAAAAATTTACTGGGGGATTTTTATACACATTTGTAAAGGAGTTATCCACAATTGTAAGCCTATAAGCCCCTCCATATCAACCTATTACAAAACCGATTTACATATGTGAATCCATTGTGGATAAAGCTGTGGATAACTCCCATTGAAAACCTTTCAAAGAAGCTAACGATTCGTTGAAAATTTCATATCTCAAGACGATGGCGCATTGAAAATTCTTCAACAAAAGCCCTAAATTATTATGAAAAATAACGGGAGGAAAGCTTGGAAATGTGAAATCTTTTTCGTATCTTTATAGGGTGGCAGGGCGGGAGTAGAGAAGCTGGAGGGAGGCTGAAAATAAATAAAAAATATTTGGAAAAGTATTTGGAATTCTCAGGGGAATTTCGTATGTTTACACTGTAATAAAGATGATAGATATGAATACTATTGAACCCCTAATCAGCCGTATGAGT